CGCTTCACGCTGAACGCTTATATCACTGAGCAATCCAGCGCCCGCGACATTCTCGACAAAATTGCAGGCATGTTTCGCGGCATTGCGCTGTGGGATGGCATGCGCTTCTCAATCATGCTGGACAACCCGCAGGACCCGGTGGCAGCTGTAACCAACGCCAGCATTGTGGACGGGCTGTTTACTTACAGCTCAATGAAACGGTCAGAGCGATTCAATGCTGTTGTGGTGTCGTGGACAGACCCAAACAACGGTTGGGAGCAGGTCAAAGAATACGTGTCTGATGACCAGATGATTGACCGGTACGGCTATAACGAGACCACGCTCGAAGCATTTGGATGCACTTCGCGCGGCCAGGCGTTTCGTGCCGGCAAATGGCTTCTTGAAACCGCGAAGAGGGAAACGAAGAAGGTCACCTTCAAGATGGCGCGAGATGCTATTGCCTTTATGCCGGGTGATGTCATTGAAGTCATGGATAACAACTATGCCGCAACCCGCCTTGGCGGTCGCATTATCTCTCACAGCGGCGCGGTGATAACTGTAGACGCAGATGTTTCATCTCTGGCAGGCGGCGGTGACACAATGTCGCTCATGAGTTCTGATGGCAAGTTTAAACGCTATCAGATCGCATCAGTTTCGGGTCGGGTCATCACGCTGAGAATTCCGCCTAACTGGGTTAAAGATGGAACAATATTTGTTATCTCTACCGGTGAGGTAGCCACGCGCCTGTTTCGGGTTATGGGCATTTCTGAAGACGAAAATAACTCCGTCTACAGCATCTCAGCAACGCTATTCGACCCGAACAAGCAGGCTATCGTGGATGATGGCGCTGTATTCGAAACGCCCAACGATACCCTAAATGGATATCGTGTACCGAACATCGAAAACCTGCGCATTATTAACGTCAACAGTGAGACCGTTCAGGTCACGGCAACGTGGCAGACGGCGACACTGACTAAGAAGATCGTGTTCGAACTCTACGTTTATAACGCAGACGGGAAGGTTGTTGCTCAGTACGAAACAGAACAGTTCCGTTATGACTTCTATGGTCTTGATGCCGGCATTTATACGCTTGGCGTTCGCGGTCGCAATGTGAATGGCATGAAGGGTGCTGAAACTCAGGTTAGTTTGGTGATTGGAGCGCCATCTGCACCTTCATTTATTCAGTGGACTCCAGGCATATTCTCAGCCGACATCGTCCCAGTAATGAATGTCAGCGCGACAACCGACACGACATTTGAGTTCTGGTACACAGGGGAGGTTCCGGCCAGCTCAATCGGAGCCGTAGAGACAGAGGCGCAGTTCCTCGGCAGGGCGTCTCAGTGGACGCTGCATGGTCTTAAGGCGGACCATACCTATTACATGTACGTCAGGACTAAAAACGCATTTGGCGTTTCACCTTTTGTACAGGCTTCTGGTCAGGCATCCTCTGACATCCCCGGCATGATTGATTATATCGATAAAGCGATAAGAGAGTCGGAAGCATTCGACCGTCTTACATCCAATATCGATACAAACATCGAAGGGATACTGCAGAACGCCCTGAACCTTGATGCATCAGTCGATCACCAGTTCGAAGCTTATGGGCGCAACCGTGCTGACATCATTTCAGTTCGCCAGACTGTAGCCAATAATGACAGTGCCTATGCTCAGAAGTTTGAGCAGATTCAGGCTCAGTCAGACCAGAACACCGCGTCCGTGCAGCAGGTATCCAGCGCTTATTCAGACCTCAGCGGCAAGCTTTCTGCTCAATGGGGCGTGAAGGTGCAGTTAGACAGCAACGGCAATAAATACGTTGCTGGCATGCAGCTTGGCGTTGAAGGTAATGGCGGAACAACACAGTCCTTCGCCTTGTTCAGTGCTGATAACTTTGGCATCTACAACACCACCAATGGAACCTATCAGCTCGCATTTACGGCCGTTAACGGTCAGGTGTTCATGCGCGATGCCTTCATCAACTATGCCTCGATTACCCTGGCAAAAGTTGGCTCATGGTATTCATCAAATTACGCCGCAGGACAGACAGGGACAATTATGCGATCGGACGGCTCATTCGAACTTAACGGTCCTGTTTCTGGTCAGGGTCGATTTGTAATAGATAACAGAGGGGCCGCCTGGTATAACGCAAGCGGCCAGCTGGTTTGCTCCATGGGAGTTCAGCGGTAATGGCAGGATTTCAGGCTTTTATTAATGGCACCACTTATGATGCTGTAAACGCCATGTCATACAATTTTATTGCTGATGTGGCGTCAGTGTCAGGCTCTGGCAGCAAAAGTTACAACCTTCCGGGCTTTACAATAAGTGCAGCGATAATCGGCGGAAGGACTTCAGCAGGAACAAGCAATATAACCTACACAGTCTCCGTTTCCGGCCAGACTGTTTCTTGGTCAGGCGTAGATATTGTGTCTAAGTTAATTGTTACCGCTACCCCTACAACCACTTTAAGCTATGCAGGATTCGTATATAACGACTATTCAGTCAATCCACCGATATTCAAACTGGCACCTACATTCACACCCTTTAACCTCGTTCAGGTTATCGATCTTACACCTGCCTTTAGTCAGATAGTACAAACCAACGTTCCGGTAAGCATTCCCTTTATAGCCTTTCACAGGAGCCTAACGGCATCTGGTTTCAATCACGTTTGGTGGACAGAGATAAATCAGAACGGATACTGGGCTCTGCAATTCAGGCCAAACTTTGGTTATCAGATGACAGATACCAGAATCTATGTGTTTGCCAAAATGATGGTGAACATTCCTTCTGGTGGTTTCTTCATGTACGACAATGGGCAGATGGTGTGGCACAGCAACTGCCTGCCCTTGAAGATGCAGACTGGCTCCACGACAAATGCAGGCCAGCCAGTTGCATCCACGAGTGGCGTTTCTGTAGTGGTTAGCCAGCCGTATGATCCGGCGTTCCCCAATTCAGGCGTGACACTTTATAACTGCTACAGTGGTGGCGTGAACAGCTCCGGGAATTTTGAGGCAAGTGGTGCAGACCTTTTCTCATCGTCTAATTATCAGATACCGCAAGGGCGTCCGCCTGGGTACTCATGCGGACCTCCCGGATTCATTTTCTGCAATGTTTATGACTCTTACTACAGGCAGGCGCTAGGGGTTTAATCGATCACACGCTCCCGTGTCGGTAAACTGGGATTTGTCAGTCCATGTGTAAAAAGGCTTGCCCGCTAGATATTTTCCGTCTTCAATTTTAAACACTGCAATATCGTACTTTTGTTTATAAATAACAGCTTCGTTATAGCAAAGTGGCTGCGAGCTAGATACGCAAGCTGTAAGAGTCATTGCAACACAAGTGATAGTCATTATCTTTTTCATTTAAACATCCTTTCTGATTATGTGCTGATTTTAGATCACGCACAGTTTGTGTAATTAAGTGAATTAATAAGATGGTTGTCTTTATTTTGCTTAATTGAAAATAACTGGAAACCATTCCAAATAACCCGGCCGCTGTGCCGGGTTTTTTATTGCCCGGAGAAATCTATGCCAGCAGGCACTATTGCATTAACCAATAACTCGACGGCCCTAACTGGCTCGGGTACCAGCTTCATCCCAGAGCTTAAAGCGAACGATTTCATCGTCGCTGTTATCGGCGGCATTACTTATACGCTTGGTGTTCAGTCTGTTAACTCAGCTACGAGCGTGACGCTGACTACGGCATATAACGGTCCGTCGACATCAGGACTGGCATGGACAGCAGTCCCAAATGCGGCACTGGTTGGAATTACTGCGCAGGTAGCAGCTGACGTTGCGAAGGCAATTCGGGGACTCAATCTCGACAAAGCGAACTGGCAGCAGATTTATAGTTCGAGTGGAAACATCACAGTCACACTGCCTGATGGCAGCCAGTACACCGGCCCATCCTGGAATAGCATCACTTCGACGATGCTGACCAAAGCAGATAACCTGAATAGCGTTGCCGACAAGAAAGCAGCAAGAACTAACCTTGCAGCTACAACCGCCCGTACATTAACTGATGGCAGCGGGAATGACTGGTATGGAAACTTTTCATCAACGATTGATTTAGGAATGCGACTTCATGCGGACACACCTAACACTGTAAGTCCATGGGACGCTCCATCTCAGTACTCCCTTGTTAACTACTTTCCGTCACCTAACGCTAACACAGGAACCGCGCTGGCAAGTACGTGGGGATCATCAGGTGATTACTGGCTTAACTCCAGAAACTCTGCCTATCCTGGCTATCAGGGCTGGAAGGGATGGTCAAAACTCTGGCATTCGCGTAACACCACTGTGGATAGTAACGGCTTTATCAAGCGAGCCTCACCGATTGTTAAGCTGTTTTCTGATGGCACCTGTGAAGTGAATGACCAGGCCAGCGGAGTAACTTCTGAAAGAGTAAGTGAGGGTGTTTATCGTATTTCCGGCACTCAGGGGTTCAATTCAGACGCAGCATGGGGCGGGCCTGATGGGGGAATCGGACTTCCCAAAGATCGCAATGACCTGTCGTTGCTGTGGGTGGATTATGAGGTAGGTATGACCGGTGATCTGCTTATTAAAACCTTCCATCGCGAACACGCATCAGCGCCAGTCTTTGCACGGAACAAAATTGATGGTTATCAGGACGGCGCGCCGATTGATATCCCCGCAGGCCGCTGGATTGATTTGCGCGTTCAGGTCTACTCAAAAGAAGAATTGCCACCCGTTGTGCCTGATTCTGAGTCGGTAGAAAGCGATTCTCAGGAATCATAAAAAAGCCCGGCGACCGGGCAATAACTCAACCGCTCCTGTCTGAGCAGGTTGCGGGGTGTGTCATTTGAGATTAGTTACTTGCAGCCACCTCTGCACGATTAAAATTCCTTCCTGCTCAGGCGCTTTACAAATCTGTCAACTGGTCCGCCTTGATCAATGGTACCGATCAATATTACTGTTTATTCATACAGTATTTATCAGAGGAGGATTATGATGGCGAGAGAAGGTGACATTAAGGCGGCATTCATGGCTGCCATGAGGCGAGAGCCTGGACTGGGCGTCATCGTCAGGACTCAGGATTTTGTCCATCAGCTGGAGCTGGTTAACTGGCACTTCAGCTTGCGGGAAGCTAATCAGTGGATAAAGGCAAACACGGCGACGTTCCGCGATGCATCTACGCAGGAGGGTGAGGCTAAAACTTACCGTCAGTTCAACCCGAACGGGGGAATATGATATGGGCTTCCCATCACCGGCTTCGGACTATGTTGAAGGTCGCATCGACCTGAACAAGCTTCTTATGCCTCACCCGACCCATATGTTCATGATTGAGACGCCGGTCGGCTTCGCTATTGTCGACAGAACGGCGCAGGGCAGGACAGGCGACAAAGTAGCATTCCAGCTCGGAGACTATTCGCAGCTGGGAAGATTGTTCAAAACAGGAATTATCACCTCAGACGGCGAGACGATTGACGGCGAAGGCATGGAAGGGATTATCGTGCTGGGGAAGGTGACTGCCGAGATATTTTCAGTACATGAGCCTGCCAGGCCGATAATTTAGCGATACCGAAAATTTCCCGAACCGGAAACGAAATAACTCACAAGCGTTTGATCTTGAACGGGTGCATTAGTAAGTATTGCAACCATCAAAAGGGGTGCTTTTGTTATTCAACTTTTTGTTAAGTAACAGGAAAACCCCTATGTGTCGCAAACAGGAATCGTATTCGGTCTTTTTTTGGTTGGCACTTCGTATCAATGACTTAACGTGAAATCAATCAGTTAAGCCCGCTCCTGTTACTTCCTGTTCTACTCTGCTGGACTCTGTGCCGCCACTTTGTCG